CCTTTACCGTGGCTGCAACAGGTTGGTCGTTTGGTATGAAATGGATACACTTAACTCCGAATCCCAGTAGTAGCAGTGAAACATATTATGACTCTACTTTAGGTGCATTTGGTATAGATTTTCAAATCGCTACCGCGGCGCAATCTGTTGAAACCACTCAGACATTTATTGACTTTTATAATACACTTACTGAACTAGATGGTCAATACTAACAACGTTAATATCTGCTTGCTCTAGTAAATCAATTCCTGATCGATCTCTATATTCCTCATCATATACTACGCGTTTGATACCACTTTGAATCATCAATTTGGCACAGGCAAAGCAGGGAGATACAGTTGTATAGACTGTAGCATTATCACTACTCTGTGTACTTTTAGCTAGCTTAGTTATTGCATTAGATTCTGCGTGTAAGACTTCTGGTTTAGTCTCAAAGCCGAATCTAGTTTCAAGCTCACACTCATTATCAAATCCGTGAGGAGTGCCATTATACCCGTCAGAAATAATTCTACCACCCTTAACTACCAAGCATCCGACCTTTTTACGTTTAGCTTTCGAGAGATCACTCCACCTATACGCCATCTGCAAATATGTCTTATCTATGAGTGTTTGATGAGGCATTAAAAATCAAATTCATTGACATCAATGTCGTTTATATTCTGTTCAAAAGAGCCAATCTTATACGATTCGATTTCTGTTTCTTGAGGAGCATTTTGTACACGTTTACTTTCCGTCCAATTTTGAATCCAATTGATTGGATTAGGACTGTCCTCGAATATAGGAGCAAGGTTAATCGCGCGCATACGCTTATTGGTTAAATGTTTCATATATTGAACTAAGATTTTATCGTTTAGCCCGAGAATAGACCCATCTTTGAAGAGATACGCAGCCCATTCTATTTCTTCTTGCGCTGCATCTTTATACATGTTGATGACAGTCTCTTCACACTCTTTGACAATATGTTGAAACCCTTCATCCTTATTGTCTCTTAAGAGTTTTAATACATATTGTGTCAACGCTAAGTGTAGATTTTCATCCCTATTAATTAATGAAATAATCTTTGCGCTACCTTCCATCTTCTTATTCTGAGCTAGCGCATAATTACAGGCAAACGATACATAAAATCTAATACCTTCTAGAATATTAACACTAACTAATGTTAGATACAATTTCTTCTTACGATCATTACAGGTGTTACTGAAGGAATTAATGAGATCATCGTAATGCTTTGTTACTGAGGTTGTTCTTTTTAGTACTTCTTTATCTGTTAGAATCTCGTCAAAGATTTCCGACGGATTCGCGTAGACGTTCTTGATGATATAGGTATAGGAATAGGAGTGTATTGTTTCAGAGAATTCCCAGGCTTTAGAAAATGCCTCAAACTCTGGATTAGAGCAGTCGTGCAATAGATGTGAAATGCCTCTACCTTGGACGCTATCCAGGAGAGTTTGGTACGATAAGTTTTTAGTAAAAATGAACTTTTCATGGTCAGTTAGGCTTAAGAAGTCATTCTTCTCCTTACCACCTAAATCTACTTCTTCAGGTCGCCAGAAAAATGATAATTGTTGTAGAAATAGATCGAATATTTTCTTATATCTATATCTATCATATCGCTGAAGATTTAGACCTTCACCAAAAAATAACGGTTGTTTAGTTGTATCAACATTTTTCCTGTTAATAATGTTTTTCATATACTACAAGCTCCTCCCTGACATACTTCAGCTTCGTCAGTCTTACCGTCATCCGTATTTGCATAATACAATGTCTTTACACCCATCTTATATGAGTATAAAAGGTCGTGAGCAATTTCAGACATTGGTAAATTGCCGCTTTCATATTTAGAAAAGTTATAATAATGATTTGCAGAAATTGCTTGGTCTATATATTTTTGAATAATAGCCGTTATATTAGTATACCCTTTATTGTCTTCCATTTCGTATGCGAGAGTATACTTGTTTCGCAAATTATGTACATCTGGTACTACCTGAGGTAGTAGGCCTTGCTTGGATTTTTTAACAGACAATAACCCTCGAGGGGGTTCTATACCATTTGTAGAATTTGTTACTAGAGAACTAGATTCGCAAGGCATGAGAGCAGTTAATGTAGAGTTTCTCATTCCATGTTTCTTTATTTCTTTGCGAAGTTTTTCCCATGGGAGGCTCAACTTTCGTGTCACCAACTTATCTACATTCTTATTATAGGTGTCGATGGGTAGTAGACCTATTGAGTATTTAGTATTATTAAACCACTCACAAGGACCTAGCTCCTTAGCTAATCTGACAGAAGCTTTAATCATATAGAATTGAATATGTTCCATCAATTCATCTACAATATTATATGCTTCTATATCATTGTATCTGACACCATTTTTTGCTAGATAATATGCTAAATTAGTTATACCTACACCTATGCTTCTACGTTTAAGCATTTTCATTGACGCACCTACAGGATATGATTGATATTCAATTACAGCGTCTAACGCTCTAACAATATTCATACACACATACTTGAGCTGCTCCAACTTTACGGCGCCTATATTAATAGCAGATAATACACATAATGCTATCTCAGCATCCGTATCACAATTATCGTCGATATGTTTGAGAGGGGTTGTTGGTAGTGTAATCTCTTGACAAAGATTAGACATCTTGATTTTATCCTTAAATGAACTATGGTCATTGCAGTGATCAATATTCATTACATACATTCTACCAGTCTCTATTCTCTCCTTACAAAATTGATTAAACAGATTACGAGCTTTAATCCTTTTCTTCCATATTGATCGCGATCGCTCGTAATGCTCATACAGCTCTTCAAATTTGTCATTATTGTATCCAAAAGCCTCATATAAATCCTGCACCTCATGAGGCGAGAATAAAGTTACATATTTATCTTCAACAAATCTACGATAAAATAATCGGCAAAATTGAATAGAGTAGTCCATTTTTCTAACTCTATTGTCGTCGGTTCCTCTATTATTTTTGAGGACAAGAATTTCTTGAATCTCCTTATGCCAAAACGGGAAATGTGTAGTACTAGAGCCTCCACGTACACCATTCTGAGTACACGATTTAGTCGTAGACTCATACATCTTCAAGAACGGAATGACCCCAGTATGTACTACCTCACCATTTCGAATCTTGGAACCTACCCCCCTGATTTCTCCAAAATTCAAACCAATGCCAGCTCTATTAGCAGTATAATAACCTACAGCTGTATTAGAGTGGAAAATAGACGGTAAATTGTCACCTACATCAATTAGGGTACAGCTAGAATACTGTCTGGAAGGCGTTCGTACACCACACATAATAGGGGTTGGTAGGCTAATCTTAAAAGTCGATAGATCGTTGTATAATTCTTTAATTAACCTGCGCCTTCTAATCTTATCTCCAATTCGACCTAAGAGTGTCATACATATAAGCATATACATAAACTGTGGAGTTTCATGTATAGTACCAATTGACCTATCCTTAAGAAGATATTTGTCAATTAGCTGCTGTAAGCCTGCATAAACAAAATCGTAATCTCTTTTATGTTTTATAATGTTGTCTAGTTTTCGTATTTCTTCTTTCGTATATACTTCTAGAATTTGCTTATCATAAATATCATCTTCAATATTTTTAATAATAACATCATATAATGAAGGCATGTTATCAGAGGTATTGAATACTTCTTTACGAAGATAAAAATTAAGAAGATTGGCGGCTACATATTGATAGTTAGGGGTCTTCTCTGTGATCATATCAGCGCAACCTTGAACTAATATTTTATGAATATTCTCAGATGTAATCTCGTCGTGAAATTGAGGAGCCACTTTGATCTCAATATCACTTACTGTTACACCTTTTATATTCTCAGTAGCCCAAAATAGCACATCATGTATTTTCTCATTATCAAAATCCTCAATCCTGCCATCTCGTTTTACTACTTTCATCACTCTTATAGTGTCCAACTAAATATTTGTATCCATATTTAGTTGGTAATCGATATTATATCCAGATGACCGACATAGCGCAAATATGTTAAAATTTAGTAAAGTAGCATACCAAGGGTAAGGTGTCTTCTTTACCATGGATTGAAACCCTGCAGAAATCTCATTATTATAATTCTTTTTAGAAATATCAGACAAGTGCTTGATATCAATCGGATACACACCGTCAGAGAAAAATTTATAGCACGTATCGCATGATAAATCAAATTCACATAGCATATTTTTGTATTTAGATAAGCAGTACTCGTATGATGTATTTGGTGTGAATATCTGAGCAAAGTCGTGGAGTAGATTGATATATTGTTGCTTTGGTGATATTTCAATACCATATAGATAGATTGGCTCTAATTGTGTGTCAGTTTTGAAGTGGGAAATTAATTGAGGTTTATATTTCGTCTTAATTTTAATTCGGGTTTCATCAAACCTATTCTTTACCCGTATACCGAGAAATACTTTAGGCAGTTTACTGGTGTCATAGATCCTATAATTCTTCGTAGATACAGGCTTATTTATCAGATCAATACTATTCATTTCTATATCCATTATAGAAAAAACATTTCAGAATGCCACAGCTTACGCTCTAAAATGGTTTAATACTGCACCATTAGGCAGTTTATGTGTTACTCCCATCTTAGTACCGTCTGGAGCTTCAACTACAAACGAAACACGGTCACCACTAACTATAGGAGGTGTGACTATTTTACCCCTAGGGGATATTATCCCGGCCTGTATACCCTTATGTGCGTCAATGACTTTTAGATATCCCTGACCGGTATCATGTACTGTATAAAAAGAATCACTCATTATTTAAGATATTTTCGATAAATTTTTTAACTTTTGGATCTGTTTTAATAACGTCAATTTTATTGTCTTCTGAAGTATTTATTCTTAGCGAAGACTTATTACCGATAATGTCTCTTATCTCGCTATCAGATAAATTACATGTATACTTTGTACCTAACGTCTCTTGTACATTCTCAACTGTGTAACCTTTTTTAAGAAGGTCCTTCGCCTCTCTACACATATACGTCTTGTGTAGAATCTCTTCGGTCCCCGCGGTTTTTACCTTTTTTTCATAGTAGTCTTTACTTGTAAAAAGCTTTCGACCGGTGACATTACACACTAATTTTCTCGTCTTTCTCTCTTTCATTGTTTTTTAGGCTTTCTCTTCTCGTGTGATAATCTCTTACCATAACACATACAGAATTCATAGCACTGACAGCCATCACATGCTCTATTGTTATGTGATAAAAATATATCAGGTCTTAGACATGTACCGCCTCGCTCTCTCCCTGTACCGGTATGATCACGGACCCACTCCTCGAAATTTCTGTTTTGATGACGATCTCTCCATCGGCACATTTTATCTTTATATTCTCTAGAATTGAGATATCTCTCTCGCTCTTTTTTTTCGGCTGTTTCTTTTACTCGAAGACCTTTCTTTTTACGCATTAAGTTCAACCGAGTTAGTATGTGAGGGTTTATACTAGGTAGATCTTGAATATTCAAATTGTTTCTGATTTCGTCTACAGTTTGCCCTTTTCGGAGCAATTTAGCAGCTAATGGGCTAATATAATGATTTCTAAACGCTTCCTCATTACCAAACTTTTCAATCTTGGATGTAGCGATACTTGGAGGTATATATTTTTCCTCGCCAGTAATTATACAGGCGTAACAATTCTTTTTCATTTACAGCTTTATTGTATGAACTTTTTCAGGAAACAGCAAGCTTATTGTGGTAAAGCTGTCTCACCACCGGGAGCGGGAGCGGGAGGTAGCGGTGCAGGTTCTCCGCCCTCAGGGCCTGGTGGTGTAGGGCCGAAGTCAGGTGGCATACCGCCACCCATAGGAGCGGGAGGTGGCATACCACCGAGCTCACCACCACCCATTGCAGCCTCTTCACCTGCAGTGTCAAATTGATCGCGCCAATTAGGACCACCTGATTCAATTTGAGCTAATTCCCACTTAAGTGCTGAATCTTTTCTGAGAAGCTCTCTATTCAATAATATTTCTTCATCTGTAAATTTTAAGAAGTTCTTTTTAGCGTATGTATCTGAGATAAGCTGATTACCGATAGCGGTAGCATAATTGTTCCATTTTAATTCATGTATTTGTTGAACTCTTAATTCGTGAAAATTAGATGGCGGTAAAAAGTGGATGTTGATCATCGGCTCTTTAAGTTCAAATTCCTCCCATAGGCCTTTCAATTTTAGATGTGTTACAAATGCATCTTTCAAGCCACGTGCAAAATATCCTTGCAACCTAATAATAAATCGTGCAAATTTTAGCTCTTCTCTAAGAATAGTCGCACCTTGAGCATCGGTTTGAGATTCTGGATTCAACCGCTCTACCGGAACTTTAAGTGCTCTGTATAATTTTTGTTGGAAATATTTTAGATCCTCTAACTCACCTAAATTCTTACCTCCTTCTAAGGTTGTAACTTGAGTACCATCAGAGCCTGCTCTCTTAGCAAACCAAAATGCATCTAACATCGATTGAGGGTTAAAGGCTTGAACCGATTTACCTTGATTACTGTCATATGTTTTTCTGGACCAATAATTCTGCATCAACCGCTTCAGGTACGCCTCAGCTTTTGGTGGAGCCATATTACCAACATCGACATTAAACACTAATCTCTCTGGAGCTCTAACTAAGCGATAAACAATGATCGAATCTTCAATTAAGGATAACTGCCTGTAAGCTCGGCGAGCGCTTTCAACAAATGGCATTCTTAGAGTTTTCGTTTCATTCCAAATACCGCTATGTATATATGTAACTTGATTCTTATCAAATGGAATGTGTTGAACTTTATCGTCGTTTGAGTTGCTTAATTGGTTACCCCCAGCATCTTTTTTATCAATTTTTGGTTTGCGTAGTAAGAACCCCTTTATCATCAAGTTTTGTACATTATCATATATAGGATCCACTATTTCAGACGGCACATTTATAATACCTAAAATACCAGCTTCCGTGTGATCTTTATGAATAATATGTTCGAAAAATACTTCTCCATCGACCAACATTTGTCTAAAATACTCCCACCCTCTATGCTCTAACTCGTAAAGACTTATAAACATGTCAAATTCAGATTTTAGCTCCTTTTTAATGTTAATGTCGACATCTAAATCTGAGAAGTCTATCTTAATAAACTCTTCTTGTTGGTCCTTGTTGATACACTCATCGCAGATTTCATCCAACGCATCTGCTACTTCTGCAAATTGAGCCATGACCCTATAATCTCTTAAGCGCTTTGACTTGTCGTAATCGACATTAGCATACATGAATGCATGGTAATTTTTATCTGAAGCAACACCACCAACACCTGCAATATTCTCTTCTCGGTTACTGGTGAAGACTGAATGTTTGGAGATGAGATCTTGTCGCCTAGTACCAGTTTTATAAAAATCCTTAAATTTTGGATTTATATTATTAACATTATCAATTAAATCATAGGGCTGACCATATGGCATGCTAGATTTAATGTAGGTCATTAAATTTCTACCAAATGTATTTTCCCTCTGCGTACCTGACGAACCGTATTCAGCCATATATGAAATTATTTATGATTTTACATTTACTATTCTAGTTTGATTGTCACCGTATAACGTACCATACCCACCTTTATTAGCGATGATAATGTCTATAAACCCTACAGCTTGTGTAGCAGGTATATTAATCCACATTAAATTGGGTGATAGCACTCTATATTTGTCAGAGCCGAGCTCTAATCCAGAGAATGCAGGGAAATGTGATGATAATGAGCGTGTGTTGGTAAATAGATCAAATTCTGACTTACCACTTAATGCGTTAGTTGTATATACACCGGTACCAGCGCTCAAATACACAGCAATACTCTTCTCAAAATTATACCCTGTGAGGCGTATTTTACATTCAAATCCTACGCGAGCTATAGGAATATCATCCCCCCAAATTGGTGGGTCATCTGGTCTAACATAGGAAATTGCCGGTCTAGCGGATATTACAAAATAACTTGTAATATTCTGCGCTGATAGAGCATGACCATCAACTCGCTCCCCTGTTACTGAACTAAGAGATGTTATGTAATTCGTTAGTTCTTCTGATTCAATTTTTGTTTCAAATTTTTTCATTAGATGTATTCAAACCCGGTTAGAGGAGTTATATGTGTCTTGACATAAAATATGTTGTCAGCACTAAGTGATGATGTATATGGAAATAACCAGCCCTTAATTGTAAATGATGTATCTGCTGTTACCCTCGCAGGTTGATCAGATGTCAATTCGGAAGGATATTCTAACGAAACATCACCAGACCATTCAACTTGAGAGCGAATTTCTACAGTTTGATTTGTTAATTTTGATGGTAATTTCCAGGATATAATAATATACGGATTTGAATATGGTATAAAATTCGATAAAATTTGATCCATATCGGTTTGATATTTTGTCAGTATCGACATACCAACATCTACATTTATCGGTACCGGAGCCCGTAAAAACTCTGTACTTGCAGTATGAGGCTGTACATCATAAAAGCCGGTTATCTTATTAAAAACTCTATCAGTATCTCTGGCAATATTACCAACTGTAATGGATATGACAGGTAGTGTTAAATGTTGAGATTTGTTGATTAAGTCATTTAATACTCGCTGTTTTGGAGCATAAACATATCTTACCTGGATTTTATCGACTACAGATCTACTGCGATTGTATCTGTTAATAGTAACATCATCAAAAGCAGCGATGAACTGGGTGATGAGATCTTTGATCTCAAAATAATAAGGCTGATTCTTCACTACAAATATTTATTAAAATTCAATTGTTAATATATTGTTGTAAAACTTTGAAGTTTTATTTGTTTTCTTAACAGCTGAATCGATAAGTAGACTGATTTGCTTATTATTCTTTATTATGTGTTGAGTTGAATAGTCGAAAGTTAGTGAACCCTGTGCTTGTATGATATCGAAAGGTACAGGTATTTCGTAGTTCTTAGTAAATGGCTTTTTTTGAGTCTCAAGTAAAAAGTGGATATAGAAATCTTTAACATTGAATAATATGAGTTTACCTTCTCGTAATATTTTTTTATTCAATATAAATTTAATATCCTTCTGCAGGATACCTCTCAAACTCTCTTGTAAATCATGTAACAGCATTATACGTCCATAAATCTCATTTTTTGGCGAGGTGTCATTGGAGCAATACTTTCGGTAAAATATCCCCAGAATGTGTCGTCAGCTGGTATTAGGCTAATCAGAGAACAACTATCCATATTAATAGACCTATAATCCTGCATAAATAGATCCCATGTGATCAACAAATTATGTCTGGCAGGGTTATATTTCGGTGGTTTAGATGTAGCTCGAAAGTTCAATGATACTTTACCGGGTACAGAGAACAATAATTCGGTACTATTTGTGCACATCATTCTCCTTGTAAGCGGTTTACCAGACTTCGGTTTGCGCCTGTTAAACTTTATTTCTGCGACGTTGTTTTGTAGTAGTCTTCCTAGCGTCTCTAGACTTATCTGCATCAGGTGTATTTAATTCTCGAGGTGTACAAATGCCAAAAATTCTACCTTCGTTTAGAAAAATAGCATCTTTAAGAGTACCTACATCGTCAACATCAAGATTGCTGCAAGGAATGCCTTTATCGCTAGGAAAGCAAACGTAATCATTTACTTTAACATGCTTACACTTAGGTCCTGCTAATACAACTTTCCCAATTCGCCATGCCCGTTCAACATGTGCGAGAGGAATCGCAATACCACCGCGCATCACTGACTTACCTCCATCATCCGTATCTGCATATTGTACTAATAAAATATCATCTAGTACATTAGATAAACCATACCCGAATAGTGTAAAATTATCATTATGATATGTATCTAGATCAATTAACCGGTAATCATTTGATTCTGCATTTTCCTGCAGTTTATTTAATGCTCCCATAACTTTTTATATTTCGATATATCTATATTATCGCTTTCTATATAATATCTAATCTCTCTTTGTGAGAGTTCAAGATGGTTGGCTAATTTAGCAATCGTTTGCGTGTCTTCTGAGTTGTGCTTACTAGTTTTTTTAATATAGTTAATTCTATAGATCTTTGAATGAGGTACAACTCTTGTTAAAAATTTATAGTGGCTCTGCTTGGTATCAAATACAGAATAGTATCTATTAGTAGTATAATTCACTAAATCAGCAACATTTGGTGAATACATGCTCAACCACCTATTAACCATATAACTATTGTAATTAGACTCGTCTGCTACATTATCCAATAAATCTCCTTTTTTATAGCAAAGAATATCGTTTATAAAATTGAATATTGTCGTCACTTAATTATAATTTTAGTAGTAGCGATAAACATATCATCATTCATTTGATAAAACACATCAATAATATCTCTCATGAAGCTATCAGATTGTTCGTCAGTTAAATGTGTAGAAAACGCAAATGCTGGTGCCTTTCTACCTGCATTAATGTTGATAGCTGTATGGCCTAATGCCGCGCCATTCTTAGCATATGTAATACTCACGCTACACTTACCTTTTGGTTGAATTATGCCGTGCTGCTCGTGTTCTTTATGAACAATTAAATCATCACCATCTACTTCAATAGGCGCGTTCAGATATTTTGTACTTAGAATATTTGCAATTTGAGTATTGAATAGTCTTTGCCATGCAACAGCGCCTAGTGAATCCAATCCAGGAATTTCCCAAACAAAGTTTACAGCATCATCGCTGTAAATATAGTCATTTTCGAGTGTATCTTCTAGATCAATCATCCCGTCCGCCTCTACAAGCATAGAAGATCTAAAAGCTAAGATGTTACCAATTGGTAATGTCTTGTTACGAAAGAATTTATATGCAAACCTATCGTGAATTAAGGAACCATCATAGCAATCGATATCTTGAACAATCATGTGTATATTATAGTTGCTATTCCTTCTCGTTCAAGTCGAAATTGACAAATATTGTTTGGCGACCATCCGTTATAACGCTGTAGCCTAGCTGTTTTAGATGTGGTACTAGTAATCTACCTTTCCCTCCTTTGTATATATCAGTATCATCAATACCGATTATATGCTTTTCGGCTAACTTATCTTTTGCAGCGTTGAATGCACGAAGATGTTCTTCGGCATATTGTGTACCTGGTACAACATCCCATGCATCTAGGAATAAAAAATCAATTTTTTTTGAAAATTGTTCAAGAAAAACAACACCATCGCCAACATATGCATTGAATGTATTCGGGTGCTTATTTTTGATTGCTGACATAATGTTTCCATAGTTTACAATGTCTACTGTATGTACTTCATTTTCAGTTTCAGCCCAAAAAAATGTAGAATGGCCATCAGTACAGCATGCAGGGTCAATTGTATTTATATCATGATTCATAGGTTGGCGTACAGAACCTATCTCTACAATTACACCTCCACCAATAACCTTGAGTATATCAGCTTGAAGTTTTAGATATTCGTACGGCTTGTCTCTCTCATGCCAATTTTGCTCACACGTCAGCGATTCACTATCCCATACTATCTTGTTGTCGGATAGATATTTTCCGCGCTGTAGTAGTGTTAACTGAGATGAAGTTTCAAGCTTGGTTAACATGTCGTGATAATTGAATCTGCTCTTCAATCCACGGATATGTAAGCTCAAGACCTTTTCTCAAACTAAAGTTAGGTCCCCAACCGAACTTTTCTTTGATGAGAGAATTGTCTGAATTTCTACCGCGGATTCCTATAGGCCCGGATATGTGAAGTTTCGTAGTCTTTTTACCGGCAATTTCTGATATCACATCAACCATATGATTAATGCTAACCAATTCGTCAGAACCAATGTTTACAGGGCCAGTCCAGTCACCATCTACCAAGCGCCTAATACCTGATACACATTCTGTTACATAAAGGAAGCTTCTAGTTTGTTCCCCGTCTCCCCATATTTCAACTTCACCACCGCTGCTGGGGAGTTCTGCTACTTTTCTACAGAGCGCTGCAGGAGCTTTCTCTCTACCACCCTTCCAAGTACCTAAGGGACCGAAAATATTATGGAACCGAGCAACACGGACAGGTATACCATAATTGCGGTTATATGCTAGATACATTCTTTCGCTGAATAATTTCTCCCAACCATATTCACTATCAGGAGCTGCGGGGTAAGCGTCTTGTTCTTTTAGACCTGGGTTATCTGCTTCAGTTTGAGCGTACTCAGGGTACATACAAGCAGAAGAAGAGTAGAATATCTTTGTACGGTCTAACCAATCATTGTCCCCGTTATAGGTATGGAGCGCGTGTAACATATTAAGGTTGATAGCTGCAGAATTATGCATAATATCAGCATCGTTGTCACCGGTAAATACAAATCCAGCACCTCCCATGTCTGCTGCTAGCTGGTATATTTCATCGACGGGCTCGCTAACATCTAACCTGATGGCATCAAAACAATTGCCCAATTTACTGAGATCTTTAACTAAAAATTCATCTGCAACAGTGTCATCATAAAGTGGTTGCTTGAGATCTACACCCCTGACCCAATACCCTTCATTCTTTAACTGTTTAACTAAATGATTACCAATAAATCCGCCTGCACCACATACTACTGCTCGTTTCATAACTATAATTATTATAACATCAATTTACGAAAAGTCAAGAACATACATTACATATGATTTATTATGGTTTTTATCCCTGTCGATAATCCCGTTTCCGGCTTCCAGTAGTTCAAAATATATGGGTCTGGTTCATTTCGCTTGTCTTGTTGTACTGTATCCTTACTAGCGCTAGGTATTATCTCACACCCCGGGAAATGCTCTGCTATCATATTAGCTGTTTCTAAAATTGAGTGCCATTCAAAATTTGTTATATGAAGCTCCTTATCTCTATCAATTTGTGAATAGTTTTGAGCTAATATCTCTAGACACTTGCTACAGTCATCCGCGTATAAAAATTGTCTAACTTCTGTACCGTCAGTCATCATGTCAATTTTTCTAGTATCGCGAGCTTTAATAATAAAATCAGTAATCACGTGAGCTTTATCTAGATCATGCTCAACACCATATACATTCCAAAATTTCACAACTACACCTCCCATTGATTTAGTAATTAACTCACCAATATGTTTCAGTAGTCCGTATGGTGAATGTGACATGTTAGCCATTTGGCTTGATGTAAATATAAAAGGTATATGAGAGCTCTTTAATGCCTTAAACACATTTGACATGAGGGCTAAATTATTATGCATAAAGTCAGTAGTGTGCTGATACTGCTTTAAGTATCGAGAGCCTCCTACGTCAAATGCTAGAAAATATACAAAATCAATATCCATGATTTCTGAGCAACCGAATCCATTTAGTACGCTCAAGTCAACAACATGGTCTGTTGTTTCACTAGGTACGATATCATAACCAACAACTTCATAGTCTCTCTCTTTCAGATAAGGAACTAAATGGCTACCTATTTGACCGCTAGATCCCAATACAGCTACTCTTTTCATGTTCTTCCTTCCATTTCATAATAACATCTGCCACCCGATCATCTGCGGATTGATACAATTTTGAACGCTCAAAATTATCCTTGATAGCTGGTAGCATATCATTGTACATGTCTCGATTTAACTTCAATTTTGTAAATTCATCAAAATTGGAAAATTGTATTATACCGTCTTTATTAAAGATGTCACCAATGTTTGGACATCCCCAGTATACCGGTATTGTACCTGTACTAAAGCAATCAACCAACTTCTCGGTAACATAATAATCATAACTTACGTTCTCAATGACAACTGAAAAATAATAATCTTTTAATGGTTCTAACTTACTGTCAAATGGCTTCAAGCCTTTACCCCACGCATCTAACTGAGGACAGGCCTGTACGATCTTATGCCTTAAATTGTGACCTTCAGTTTCTGTTTTCCACGATGTTATTACGGATATATTTTTTGATTTAGGGTACATTTCGCGCTCATCATCACTAATCCAGGAACCACCAAATATACATCTCTTATATTTGTCACCGCGTTTGAGCAGGTCGCCATCAAATGTCAATATTAGATCAAATCTGTCTTCTAATTTATGTATGTTCTGATATATGTGAGGATGTATGCTTTTTGGCTCTATGAGCCATGCTACTTTATATTTTGACTCAACATCAGTCACAGCATCAGTACCAATAAAATGGTCAGTAAACACTGTCACATCGCTCCAATTAAAGTTGTTTCTAGCCCATTGGACCTTTTTAGGTTTTCTAGTAGATGTACAAGTATCGAACCCATCTTCACTAATAGCATGAGCGAAATTTGCATCAAATAAATTTATAGTTATCATATTTCGTGGTATGTTACATTGCTGAAAAAGTATCCTGGCCAGGATGGGTCAAAATTTTCTACATGATACACGCAGTGTACATCAATCATTTTATACTTGTTGAGAGCGGCCGCAACAGCGTTCGTACCACTCGAAAAGCAATAAACACCCTTACATGATGATAGTATATCCAAGTAGTCATGATATGTTTCATATTCAATGACCCGGTCAACTACCTTTTCATTGAACGAATTGTGAAAGGTAGGATTACCTTTTCGTTTTAATAACAATAAATCCTCTACATTAAAGTTATCTTCCATAAAGGCTAGCACTTTATCCTTATTGTATTTGCCGCTAAATGTTATGGTACCGAAATCTACAACAATCTTACCGCGGGCCGCATCAACCATTTTAGGTATGTGGTATAAGACAGGTGGTGGGAACATATCTTTACCAGAATCAAATCCATGCACTAATTCCCACGATTTAATGACGTTGCGTATACTCATATGGCACACTTCTGCGTGCTTGGACGGGTACCCAACATTGGCAGGCTCATCAGTAATACCTTTAACATACGGATTAGACTTCCATACCATATCATAGATCTCATCATTGCGATATGAATTGTCTGAGTTAATGTAAAAATCGTCTCCCTGTAGATAGTAATAGTGAGGTAGGGTAGTAAACTGTAAATTGTCTCCTAGCCCTCCCCATGGTTGTGATAAAATAACCTTCATCAGCTTAATTTCTTAACCCAGTAGTCTAATAGATCTTGCATTGTTACTGTAAGTTCATATACTGGCTTCCACCCAGTAATATCAACTAAATCCGTACAGTCACCGTGCTGGTAGTGTATATCATGCGGCCGCCAAAATGGTTTATGTATGGTTTGATCAACACCCTCAACACCGCTTAGCTTAATTAGCAAGTCAGTATAGTGTTGCATTTCATACGGAACATCTCCGCTTACATTAAACGTCTTTCCGGTAGATTCAGGGCTTGACATCAGCAAATAATACGCATTAACGATATCTCTAACATCAAGAACAACTCTAATTGACTTCAAATTGCCAACTAACAGATTTGGTTTTTGCATACCTAACATCATTTTTGCAATTTGAAATGCATCGGATGAAATAGAGAAGTTTTTACCGCGACGAGGGCCAGTATGCGAAAAGGCTCTAGTAATAAATGCTTTTATCTTACCGTTAGTTATCCGCTCTTGTAGATACAAATCAATAGCAGCCTTAGAAGCACCATACGGATTGGCTGGCATCATGGTGTCTGTCGTTTTGATTCTTCTACCATCTTGACCAACGTTACCGTACACTTCAGACGTAGAACAGAACATCAATTTACATTCTGGTTGGTGATCGATAATGCATTGAATTAAGTTTGCCGACCCGATCACATTGGTTTGAAATGTTTCTAGAGGATCTGAGAAGCTCGTAGGGGGGTGCGATTGGGCAGCTAAATGAAACACTCCATCGTATGATTCATGCGAAAAAACCTTTTGCATAGAACGTAAATCCTTTAAGTCACCGTATACAAAATTTATAGTTTCAAAAACATATTCAGGAACAACATCTAAAATGTCTGTTTCCATTCCATTACTGCCACGTATCAACCCGTGAATTTCATGTCCGTGATCATGTAGGAGATTAGCCAAATGTGGACCGGCAAACCCGGTAATTCCTGTTATCAGATACTTCATAAATTTAGTGTATTAATTATACTAGTTGTCGAGTAATTATCAACTGTGTTAAAAATTACAAGCTCGCACAAGTCGGACCCTACAACATATCTCGGATCAGATTTATCAGTAATGCTTGAGTCATAATCCCCTCCCTTAACCAATATGTCCGGCTTGAGTTGTAATAAAAGATTGTATGGTGTATTTTCGTGAAAAATAATTACATCATCAACAAATCTCAAACTCTCCAATATAAGCTGTCTATCGCGCTCGGTATTGACAGGTCTATGCGGGCCCTTTAACTTGGTAACACTCGAGTCACTGTTAAGACCTACAACGACTCGGCTCGGACCACCTGAACTCTTATATGCCAGATCATGACAGAACTCTAGAAGCTTGACGTGACCAACGTGAAGAATATCAAAACAACCGTTTGTAAAAACTGTTCTCACCTACATTTTCTCCCACCCGTCACAATACATATCATGATAATCTTGTGGCCCACCAGGACCGAACCAAACTGAAGGTGCGATTACTTTTTTATCTTTATTCTCGTTCAACCAAGCACCCCACCAGCCAAACGAACTATTAGGTATAATATTATGATCACATAAACTCGCTAGATGTAAATCAAATAATTCACACAAATCTGTTGATATTGGCTCGGTATCATAATCATACCCTGTGTTACAAAATGCAGTTTTATAGTAATTCAAATTTACAGTACACCAATCCATATCATCAGATATGACAATAAACACTGTCTTAGATTTATCAAACTTCTCCATTGCATTTAGATAATATTCCTTAGGCTGTACGATATGAATATGTTGCAACTTTAAGTATTCACCTCGTCTAACGTGAATACAAACAGTTTGCTCTCTATTAAAGTGGCTTTTTATTTTATCAATTTTCTTTCTAGCTCCATCTTTAATGTCGTCTGGAAAAGTAAACATTTTAATTACATCATCTCTATAATTGATAAAATATTTTTCAGATTGAAAATAGCCATCAATTATGATATTACCTGTATATTTGGGTATGGGGGAATAACAAAATGCAGGTTCGTTGTAAATTTGAAGATCATCACCTTTTATTGACTTCTCAGGCAAATTCTCATATAAATTGTCTTTATATTTTATATGTTTATGACCTTGACCGCTGTGATGCTTAATGTCATAATCAATTACAAATTCGTCGTTGTTGGCTTTTGCAGCTGCAAAAGCTGTAGATAATTGAAATAGTTGATTACCTAGACCCCCTTTTAATCTCGCTGCTATCATATTATAAAATCCATGTATCCTTATATGTGTTTAATTCCTCCTCAGCCATATGCTCCACCTTGGATACCTCTTGCCTATTGTGTTCGTAAAATGGTTGAGTTTCTTTCTGTGACCCTGTACCATCATAATGATGTAGATGCCATGCTGGGGCTTTTGTAAAGCCTAACCTACTAACTTCATATCCTAACTTATTCGCTCTTACCGGCATTTCGTCATCTTCGTATCCCCATCCGATAAAATTCGGATTATATCCATTTAATTTTAATAAATTGTCTCTTCTGGCCATAACGCATCCACCCATGCTACTAACATGTCCTACCATTACATTTCCATTATTAAAAAATTCATTTATATATTTTCTGTATCGCTGACGCTGACCTTTGCTTACTCCATTATAATCATTGAGTGGTTCAGGAAAGTTGGATGATAAAACATCATAATCCAAATCTTTACAAAATAATTCTTTAAGGTTTTTTTCTACACACAGGAACAATCCGTTATACGGGTACATTAACGCTGCGTTATCATTATCAGATAAATTTGATGCAGTTTGTAGAATTTGATCTGGATGAACTATGATATCTACATCATTAAGAAGTAACGTATTAGTCGTGGCTATCTTGAATGCCGTATTATAACCTTTACATTTGTTCCATTCAGTGTCACTCTTATTATAGATATATGTGACATGTGAGGGTAGATCTAAACTGTCTAATACTTTTGGCTCTACATCCTCTTCTACTATTATATGTGTATAATTCTCGCAATACTTATTGTAAAAACCTACCATCGATTGTAGATTTTCTATGCGTTCTTTGTTGTCTAATCTAACGAACGTTATTAGCGTTATACCACTAAAGTTTTGCTTCATTTCTGCTGTAAGTCTCTCTAATAAATTTAAGTTTTTCTTGAATTAATTCAACAGGGGTATCTGGTACCTGTACAGGAGTAAAACTGTGTTTGGATACAAAATGGTCCATTCCAGTTTGTATGTTGTCTTGCCAGTCTTTTTTAGGTACCTTATTCTCGGCATCTTCCCATCTAATTGTTGAGCTCTCTTCACTACAAGCTAATTCATCTAGATAATCACATGAGTTGGCAACATCTGGCCACCACCAGTAGGCTGGTAGTAACCCCTTCTTGGCAATTTGAAATGAGTGATCTACGTGTTCCCAAGCATTTTTATATTGTTCATCCATCCGTCCAATATTAGTCAATACGCCTCTATGATAATAACAAAATGCACCAACACAATGTAGATTGAAAGCTACTTTACACTCATCACTATACTCAACAACTAATCGGGGATTAGGAAATTTATGTTCATTTTTGTTAGCTGGTCCATGATAACCAAACATCAAATGCCATAATCCTGTCTGGCAAGCTGTATCAATATACTTTTCAAATACTAAACTGTTCTTAATAATAATATCATCTTCTATTAAAAATATATGCTCACAGTCACAGTTAAGTAAATGTTGCATAGCTTTATTCTTAGATTTACCAACACCTAAGTTAGTATCGTTTTGATATACATGTATTCCGGAATGCTGGTATTTATATGGGTCACCGTCGTTTACAGTCACAATATGATCAACAGAATACAGTGGTATACTTTCACAGCATTGCTTATAAAATTCTTCTCTATTACACGTGATAACACCAAGTCCAACTTTTCCCATATAATACAATTATATGATATGTCCCTGGATATTCAAGAATAAATAATAGTAGATGAAAAAACGACCTTCTCGTTCTAAGGAAAAACAAGAGGTAAGAAGGGAAATATCTGAAGACATATCACCTTATACACCTCAAAACTTAAACCCAATTAAGAGAGTAATTAAAGTAAAACAATTACCATGGACACAAAAACAAAAGGACTTCTTTAAGATCGCATTAGACAAAGATACTCAAATTATATTTGTTGACGGGCCTGCAGGTACATCTAAGTCTCTTTTATCTGTGTATTGTGGCTTACAGCTCCTTAATATGAAAGTTATTTCTGATATTATGTATCTGAGATCCGCAGTAGAGAGTTCTGAGTCTAAGTTGGGATTTTTACCGGGAAGTGCAGATGAAAAATTGAGATTTTATAATATGCCATTTTTGGATAAATTAGATGAACTTCTTGAAAATACCCGTATCGAGAAGTTAGAAGAACAAGGAAGAATTAGTATGTTCCCAGTTAACTTTGCTCGAGGAATGAATTGGACTAATAAATGTATTATTCTAGACGAAGCTCAAAATTCTACTTCTAAGGAGATTACAACAGTATTAACTCGTCTAGGTAAGGGTAGTAAATGTTTTATACTGGCAGATCCAATGCAAACTGATCTTAGGACTGAGAGACTTTGTGGTGGGTTTGAGAGATTATTCAAATTGTTCTCGGATGATGAAAGCAGGTATATGGGAATTCATACATTCAAGTTTACAGAGGAAGATGTTATGAGATCTGAACTTTGTAAATATATTGTTAAGAAGCTTAGGAACTAGTTAGCGTCTTTTTATTTTAACATAAGGCTTTACAACTCCTTTAGCTACATTGTCTTGCTGCTCTTTAGAGGCATTAGCTTCTGGTGGTAATGGTGGAAGACCTTTTCGTTTCTTTCGTGGAGGATTAGGGAACGGATTTTGCTCCCTTTGGTGCATGTTCTCCATTTCTCTAGCCGCGACTTCGTCTGATTGACCCTCTTCTTTAATTGGTCTGCCTGCAGAATCTACTTTTGTACCTGCCGCAGGGCCTCCACGTGAATGACTTGCTCTGCATACTCTTTTGCCTTTTTTATCTGTACCGCAAGATTGAGCAAGCTCATCTAACTTCTTTGTATTCTGTACAGGTTCTTGAGCTGCTTCTTTATCCTCTCGACGCCGGGTAACTTTTTCTTTGTCCTTTTTCTGCCATCCCTTTTTAGCTTCCATTACTGCTTGGCTTCTCTCATCGTCAGTATGAAAGCGAAGAGCCTTGCTAAAATGATTGACAAGCTTTTTGGGATCACATCCTTCGTGAACCATTCTATCAAATTCTAGGTGAAACGAATCTAAAAATTCTGAGCTCAGAGTAAAGCCGCGAGGATATAATGTTCGCTTAGATGTGCGAATCGGCCTCGGTCTATAAAATTCTAATATATTTTCAAGCTTGTCAGGTTTCACATAATTATTTATTATGTCCCGGTTGGATTTCGGTAAGCTTCACTAGTTTTATCTTGAACTCCAAAGCTAGCTTTAAGCTGCTCCATCTCCTGTATATCATTTTCAGTAAATACACCTACATTATCAATAAGGTCCCCATCAGCATCTAAATACCACTTAACCATATGTATACGCTCATGAGGTTGCCCGAATACTTCAATTATAGGTGGCTTATCACGAGTTTCACAAAATTTTGATTCCGGGCTATCCCAATCGTATTTTAATACTTTGAAAATATTATCCACTTCTTCACGAAATTGCTCGTCAGTGAAACCTGCTGCTTTATATTTTTGAAATTCTTCGGTATCATAGTCTACTTTTGCAGCTTCAGTTATAGGTATGTAAAATATAATATCAATAAATTTTAACGATTCTCTTAAGAGGGGTAGACTTTTTGAGATAGTTTCGTCATCAACAATACCTTTACTGTTAGCCCACAGTGAATATGCGAGATTGTCTAAAGGCCCTCGATCATACACTATTTTATCATCTTCACCGTGTTTGATGACCTCATCAACCATGCTGTCTAAAATTTTCAATTGCATGTCTTTATTGGTTTTCTTACTGTGAGATTCACCAATAAGCTCACGATAGGAATATGTCGGAGTTGTGTAAGAAGGCCATTCCTTTATGAAATCTTTAACAAATGTAGATTTACCTTGACTGCTAGTACCACTAATACAAATGCGCATTACAGTAATTTATTAGCTTCTATTCGTGTTTGCAAGATGCTCTGTAAGGAGAGATGCAAACTTGCCCAGCTCTGTACCGGAGTGGTGTGATTCGTCTGTTGATCCTGGTACTGTCTTTTCTGTGGTTTCCCCGCCCGGGGCATCGGGATATCTTGCTTGTATGGCAGCAATAATTTCCGGATCGTCACGATGGTGTTCTGATCCTGACATAGTTTGTGCACCGGTGGCGGGCCCGCTCATATATTTAACAACTGCATCAACAGCTTCTGGACCCAGATCTCTAATCTTGTCACCTAATGTTACCATAGGATCATCATCGTCTAAGTGATCTCTATCAGGTGGCTCTTCCTCACCAGGTACAGGAGGCTCTTTTGTAATATCAGGTCTGATAGATCTTAAGCCTTGATTAACCGCATATTCCCACTTACGTAGTGCAATTTTATCATCACCGAGCTTTTCTTGGCCTACTTTCATGAATACATCAAGTACACCTTTAACATCTGTAGGCTTACCTGCTGCAATCCATGCTTGCTCTAAGTCTGATTCATTGATTAAGTTACCGGGCGGGGCAGGTGCAGGAGAAGGATCTTCGCCACCAGCTACTGGGCTTTCAGCAATAGGCTCCATCGGACCGAATTCTTCGATCACTTCATCTTCGCCCATGTACCAGCCAGTATTAAAGTTTACATTTTTCATTGTCTAGCGTGTCTTCCCATTGAGTCCCATATTCTAACCTCGTCAATGCCTATTTTCTTAAGCGCAGCTTCAAGGCCTTTCATCTCATCCATTGACATATCAGAAAATTTAATAGTTAAATCCTGGGAGAGCTTGGATGCATCACCGGCTTCAATAGTAACAGAACCACCGGTGAGGTCCCATTTTAGTCCAGGCTTACCAGCAAATCTATTATCAGCAAAATATTCTAATCGATCTATCAAACTTTGAGTGCTATCTACTGGAGTATTAGTTATGGTGTCGAATTCTGCGTCGGTTGTGAGGCCGAATCTATCGCCACCGGTATCAGCACCACCAGCATCAGCACCACCTGCATCACCGCTCATAGCAGCACTTACTTGTTGCGCGGCTTGAAGATTTTGTAATTGTTCTGGAGAGTAAAGCTCTTCAGGTACTGGCATGCCGTTGATCTCAACCGGTACACCACCTTGCATTTGACCAGATATCTGACTTACATCCTCTATTCCCATTCTTTCAGCAAAATCTCTCATCATTGCTGCCTTTTCACGAAGGCCTGCTGCAGCCAGTTCACCAGGCGTTGCGCCGATTATTTGACCGGCGGCTTCCTCACTTGTACCGTGAACCATAGCTGTTACTTTATCAGCTGCAATTTGACCTATATCCATTACCGCTCCAATTGCTCCGGCGGCGGCTAGACCACCAGCAGTTATCTTAGCGGCTTGTCCTAGCGAACTTGAAAGTTTCTCGTGAGGATTTTGCATTTGACCTAATGCAGCCCTTAACAGCATACCAACAGCAATCGCAGGAACTAATCCAGCGGAGAAATTAACAGCGGCGGCTAATACAGCGATTGCAATCGCAGATTTTCCTTTATTTTCTTTTGCCCAATTACCGATCTTCTCAGCAGTTTCGGCTTGCTTAGGAAATTTTTGTTTGAGTTTAGGTAGCCAGTTATCAACCGCATTGTCGATGTCCTGAATAACGCCCATTTTTTGAGCTTCTTGACCAAGCTCGTTTAATTTATTATTAACCCAACCAGCAGCTGAAAGAATTTCAGACTTATCTGTATCTTTAAGATCTTTCCATGCACTGCCTAGCTCTTTTTTTATACCAACAACATCTGTACCGTTGTGCTGTGCAACAATATTGGTGATTAACTTCTTAACTGACGCTTCTGGTATATGTCCACCACTTGGTGGCCTACGAAATTTTTCTGCTCCCGCGCGAGCTAACCCTTTAAGCGAATCCATCATACCTTCTTCTAACAATCTATTATCTTCAGTTGTTAGGATGCCTGCTTCAATCAATAGTTGATTGTTACCTTCCATGGAATGCTTATTAATAACATTAGCTAGGTTAGTAAGTGCAGGTGTGAGCTCTTGCTCTGCATGAATAAAGAATTTTTGCTGGTCGGAGGTTAAACCGTTCCAGCAATCTTCTTGTAATAATTGTCTTGTATAGCTCATAGTCTTCCTGCCGGGTACTGTGAAACAAAGTCCTGTTCGTCTAAGTGATCTCTATCAGGATCAACTTCAGCTTCAAGAAGGAGATCCCGTGCTGCATATAATTTTGTTAGTTCTTCAATTAATTGCTGTCCGTTTGGTATAATGACGCTCTCTAAAGCAGGTGGAGAGTTTAAGATATGCAATAATAATTGTTTTTCCTGCGCGCGGTTACCAATCCCATCAATTTCGCCCTGGAATTGTGTCCAGTCGCCACCACTGGTATCTGTTATTCCTAGATCACTTATCAATGGTTCCAGATCTGCAAAGTCTAGCTTTGCTCTCATATTATCAAGAATCCATTGAGCCCATTCCTTATGTTGCGGGTCAGCATCATGTACAGCATTCATAACTTGAATATCCTCTGGTCGTTTTGATCTAATAGGGATAGACATGTTTTTCCACATATCGATTAATACACGCAAATGATCAGGTCGATCACCTCGTGCATGAGCTGCTTTGATAAATTCAACTACTGTATCCTTATCGTTTATACTTTTAACTAGTTCACCAATAAAACTCGGATCACTTTCAGCAAGTTGTACTGCTTGCTGTTGTAGTTGATCGTCTGGAACTGCAGGTGTTGCTGCGGTTACTGCTGGTGGAGGAGGTGTTGCTGCGGTTGCTGCTGGTGGAGGAGGTGTTGCTGCGGTTGCTGCTGGTGGAGGAGGTGTTGCTGACGGTGTTGTCTCGGCGAAATCTGGTGGTGCACCTGCGCCTGGTGCGGCTAGTGGTCCTGGTTCTGTAGCATCTACTGGTACTGATTTTGCTGCTGGAGCTCCAGGCTTCGTAGGTGATCCACCGTATCCCATCGCTGCGGCTTGTTCAGGACTTGCTGTTTTACCTGTAGTAGTCGTACCTGGTTGACCAGTGGCCGCGGGGACTGGCTTTTCGGCTGGTTGTTCTCCTGCCGCGTTTTGCGAAATACGGTCATAGCTTTGTTGTGATATTCTTTCTTTTTCTTGATCTTCTCGCGCTTTATCTTCTGCATCTAATTCGGCTTCTAAATCGTCTAATTTTTTACCACTATACGTTATTCCGAGTTCTTTTGCTGCCTTCCGTAGTGCTGTCTGTCTTTTGCTAGCTTCACCAAACAAATATTCACCTGCGTGAGGATCAACACCAAACCAATTTTGACCTGTAAATTTGTTACTCATGATTTGGTGGCTGTAAGTTCGGCACCCCCCAATGGCGTTTCGACCTTCGCACTCGCAACGACATTATCATCTTTTGGAGGTAAATGACCAGCTACATCCAGCGCATTAATAACAGCTGCTTTTGCGCTAGCATTTTTTGTCTTCATGATATTTATAAAATTTTCTTTTGTTACGGTAGCATCTGCACCTGTTTGACCAGTCTCGAACAATTCATTAACAGTAATTGGAATTAGCCTGTCACGAATATCATTTGCAGCATATACCTGACCATCAACAAGCTCTTTTGTAGTTGTCAATTTATCTATATTGATCTTTGGGCCACCCTCTGTTACAGACTGCTGTTTTATGAAATTTTTATCCATATCACCCGTAAGACCTTTTGGATGAAGACGCATTAAGCCTTGAATTTTATTCCATAAGTAATTTACAGAGTCTTGAATTTCATGTGTAGCTTGAAACTTTGAATAATGTGCACCGCCGACATACTCTCCAGCTTTTCCAACTAACTGAGAGAGTGCCCCACCTCGACCCGATAAAAACTTCCTAGCAGCAACTTTAACGCGGTTATGAGCTCCACTACCTATCTCACCAGCTCCTGCCACGGCTGCGCCTGCTACCCCTAAAGTAAGCGGGTCTATAAATTCATCGAGCTGTTGTGATTTTTGATAACTTTCAAAAATCTTATCATCATTAGAATTCATCCTTAATTATTTATTAAGATCTATATGATTGTTCACGTAATTGACCCAGAACGACCAATGTTTTGCAATTGCAGGGTAACCAATTTGTGTATAAGCATGTTTACCGGTGTTAGAATAGAACGAAACACCAGGAGCCCCTCGTCGACGTTGACGTTTCTTTATATGACTAGAAAAGAATGTTACGCTGAATAAGCAATCATCAGCGAGATCATTAAGAGGTTTGAATCTTAGAGTACCAGGAGCAATTTCTTCAGTAATACCAATGAATTCTCTGTTATCATTTATATATCTTGCAAGACAGGTATATACACGATATGTTTCATAATCTGCTTTATTAGCATCATATAGAAGTTCTAGAAGCCAGTTCTTTGGATCGTCGAAAATTATATCACTCATCCGAATTATTTATTCGGACACGTTATAGGCTAACCGTTCTGGAGCGACATAGTGTAATACTGTGCTCGGTAATACACTTCACCGCTACCTGCAGTATTATGTGCAGTTAATTGATTGGCGTTAGTAAGACCTCTGAATGACATAATTGTATTAGCAGGCACTTCAAAATTTGCATTTCCGTCATAAATCATAGTAGCTGCCGTGCAACTCATAACGACTTCAGAACATTTCATATCAGCTAGCGCACCTGTATGATCAGCGGTTGTAGCTACAGCAGTTTGAGTGGCGTTTTTACAAATGTTTCTATTTATGAAGTCTCCGTCAGCCATTTGAAATATTTATACTCCTGTGGTCTGATTCCATGCAGAAATGTGCAATCTTGTCATTCCTACATAACCATACTTCTTAGCCATTTGTAAGCAAAACTCAGTTCTTTCGTGAAAATTGTCTTGATGATCCAATCCTGGCATCATAAGAACTTTGCTTGGTGGTATTTTGAGAGGCTTAATAAAAGTATCACGGATCTCTTCCAAATCCTTTTCTTCGCTAACAACAAATTTGAACCAGTAATTGTGATGACTCATGATACGATGTAATGCGACTAAATTGACTCTGCTATAATAATCTATACCACTGTTAGCTAATTTGACACTACAATTAATTTGATCCAATTCACCGAACAAAGCGTCTTCTATATATTGTGTACCGTTTGTTTCAATCTCATTGTATATTGGTAGCTTGAGGCATTTATATGAAATGTCATCATATTTTTTGCAAAGATAGTCTAAACAACTAACAATATCTCTTTGGTGTTTGGAGAGAGTAGGCTCACCACCGGTCCATACTAGATGAACTCTACCATTTAATACCCAATCAAGAATGCCCTCTTTTATCCAGTCATCAATTAAAACTTCAATATCAGCTTTTTCACCTTTGCGCCAAACAGCCTCACTATCACACCACCACGTGGCTTTACCTTCCTTCATCAAGGATCCATTTTTACCACCACACATTAAATTACAACCTTTAAGTCGAATAAAATATGACGGGTAACCGGTTGTTATACCCTCACATTGTACTGAGTAAAAATTCTCAGAGAGCGACAACGTCGGTTTTTCTATCGTCATATTCGACAACTCCTTTTTCTTTGGCATATTTTTTAATTGATTCATATCTGTTACCGTAAAAATTTATCTTATCAATTTCAGTAATTGATTTCTCATAACAATCTGTATAGCAGTTTGGCGTTTCATACAATCTCAAATGATCAACTTTTAACATCAGATAATTCTCAAAGAGAACTTGCTGAGCTAAAAATACCTCTCGTGCTAAATTTTCTACTGATGGGTTGCAATATTTACCTCCATTTAACGACATCAACCAAAGTTTACTTCCTGTCTTTTCGGTTGCATCGATAACAACTTCATCTTCTGGATTGAGAATCATTCCGTGATCTAATAGATCATCGATCCATTGACAACCAACTCTTTTAATCTCTTTGAAGTCTAGAGCATATCCAATATGTTCCATCTCTTGGAATCTAAATGTTAACTCATATAGATAGGTATGACCATGAAGATTGAAACATTTCATTCTCTCGTTCATGACTCTGTGGCCAGAATCAAAAGTACCCTTACGTGTTATGTATTGCACGTAGGTATTATATAACCTTCTCACGGAAGATCAAGAAAATTAAATTCAGCCACCACCTTGCTGTGCTTCAGGTTCAACTTCTACAACTTGTGGCTGCATTTCACCGCCACAGCCGCATCCAGATTGTTCTCCTGATGCAAACTTGCGATACATCTTGAGAAAGCACTCATCGCAATACTCATGATTATGAGCTAAGAGCTGTTCGATCTCATCTACCGAGTTCAGGTTCTGTATTTGCTTGATTGTAGGATGATTAGACTCTAGTTCGTTATGTTCCTGAACATAATGTACCAGCCAGTGTTTGAATTCGTCAAATATATTATTTGATGATGAGGATTGAGGTTGAATTCCTAAACCTGAGAGTATATCATTAACATTATCATTAAAGCCAAACATTGTTTCAAATATTTATTGAATTTTTTGTAAACTATTATATAATTTAAGTACATGAGTGATTATAAATTGCCTTACGCTAACGGAAACAGACCACGAACTGCAGAAGAAAAGGAAGAAATCATTAGGCAAGCCGCTTTTCACTATGGCCAGTACATGGAAGCTCTCGGATTTAACTGGCGAGATGATCCAAACAGCTCAGATACACCACGAAGAGTCGCAAAAGCATTTGTAAATGACTTAGCTGAAGGGTGTTTTACAGAGCCTCCCAGGATTACTGCATTTGATAACGTAGATAAGTATGATGGATTGGTTTTTCAAGGTAATATTACCATGCATTCTTTCTGTTCACATCATCATTTACCATTTATTGGGCATGCTCACGTAGCATATATACCAGGTAAAGAGGGAAAAGTGATTGGTTTGAGCAAATTAAACCGAATTGTTGAGTGGTTTGCACGTAGACCACAAGTACAAGAGAACTTAACTATGCAGATTCATAAACATATCGATGAAGTATGCTTACTCAATAAGGGTGTTGCTGTATTAGTTGAGGCAAATCATATGTGTGCATGTGTTAGAGGTGTAAAACACAACTCAACTATGAAGACAGCACGTATGTCTGGTGCATTTCTGGATAAAACTGACCTAACTCGACAAGAATTCTACGATTTCGTTAGGGATTTGAGAAGATGTTAAGCAATTCTTCGGCGCGTTCTTGAACTTCATCGGGGAGATTAGTCTTAAAATTGTCTAGATCATTTCTAGCAATGTCATTTCTCATTGTTGATGCACTAATCGATTCACCATTAAGGTTATCGGTCCTATCTTCATAGTATTCTACAGTGTTTTTAGGGTAATAAACAACATCAACGTCAGGTTTATGGTACATACCAGTGCCTTCTTTGTGCTTTTCTGCAAATTCATTGGATCTTTTTGCGTCTTTAGCGTCTTTAACGCTTGACATCAAGGTAACTATATCACCAGCTGTAGTGTGAAGGTCGACATATATGTAAGCAGCCCTGACAGGTACTGGATCTGGTGCAGATTCTACTATAACATTGCCAGGAAGGTTGGGAATATAGTACTCTTCCCATACTTTCTTGGACATTTCCTCGGTAATAGTAACTGTTCCGTCTTCGCTGAGCCGCGGCTTAGGGCCTAGCATAATTTTTACCTCTTTAATTGCGGGATCTGAAGCATATGCCTTTGCTAATTCGAAATGGCCCTTGTGAGGTGGCTTAAATCCGCCGGGATATATAGCAGTAATGCCTTCTTGTTCGAAAAGAAGTCTATGCATTGTTTGCTCATATATTAGATCGAATTTCATTGATTACCTCTATCTAGTATTGAAGGGCCATCCAACATGTCTGAAGGAGCATGCTGCACATTCGAAATATGAGCTTTAATTAATTTAGCGCCTCCTTCTAAATCGATAGTCTCAAATCCAAGACCAGCGCTCGTATTACCTGCACCTTGAATCTTCATACTCAGAACGGACTGTGCCTGCTCAATAACATCCTTCATGAGGTCTGGATTTGCATTTGGGGACACTTTTTTCGCTAACCATTTACCACTCTCATCTTCTCCATAGTAAATTCCACCGTGGCTGGGATCAGTTCCCATATAGCCGTCAGGCATCGCATCCTGTAAACTTAGTTCTCCACCTCCAGCTACTGCATCTGCTCCTTGCTCAGCACCGCCAAGATTACCAGAATCGTGAGCACCAAAGCTTTGATCGAGATCAACGTCAGGTTGGTTTATTTCTGCACCTGTCGCTGTTTCAACACCACCCAGTACCTCTGGATCTAATCCATCTACTACTCCCTGTGCCGTATCAGGATCCATATTCATATACGTTGCCAATGCTGTTACAAGTGCTGCACCACCGGCTACCCAATATTTGTTTTTCTTGAGCCATGGGATTGCTTGATTGACTACCCATACATTAAGCTGATCCATCATCCCCTCTTCGAGGAGATGTTGTGGTACCTGCGGAGGCATATTACCATATGCTTCATTAATTAATTGTACATCTTTGTTCATATTAAATTAAAAATCAACTCCCGGGGTAATACCCTTCTTACCTCCCCCGGGGATAGGCTTTGAATGAGGTAAATGCTGCTGATGTAGTTGTTGCTTAAACTGCTTACCTCGTTCGAGTGCAGCATCATGCGAGTCTATTCCTGGAGCACGGGTAGTATCAACACCAGCATCGTTCCATTGGGAATGGCTAGGTATTTCACCGGTATCACCTCCGGGCATGATATCACCACCAATTTCGAATTGATCTACTATCCCTGGATCTAATCCATCTACTGCTCGTTGTGCGGTATCAGGATCCATATTCATGTATGTCGCCAGTGCCGTTACAAGCGCTG